CATCTTGCACGCGCCAGCATCGTTGAGGATGCGCACCGTCGCGGCCTGAAGCAGTTCCTCCGCATCGTCAGCGTTGGTGCGCAGCATCATCCGCGCCTTGATACGCAGCGTGGGCAGATATGCGACGAGCGCGGCATCGAAGCCGGGCGGCCGGTGGTTGGGGGCGGTGGTCATGTTGTCTCCTCTTGGTGGTGGTGCGGTGGTGGCCGCTTATTGGTTGGTGTATCGACCGTCGATGACGGCCCAAATCTTGCGGACTGCGGCGGGAACGAGAAGAGCCCTCTCCTTCGGCATGTGACGCATGTGGCATTCATGCTCCGGCCAGCCCGTCGCCCACGACAAGGCGCAGTAAGCCTCGCCTCGTGACAGGTGCCTTGACGTCCACAGCATGTCGAAGACGCGGTGTGCCTCTGTGCGGGCGTCGTGTGTGGCGGCGTCGGCCAGCGGCTTATTCCCCCACGACCACAGGCCGCAACAGTCGTGCCGTCGTCCGTATTGTGTCTCCGATCGCTTGGCGCGTTCGCCACACACAGGGCAGATGGGGCGCGGCTTCCTGCTCATGCCTCGTCACCCCCACTCGTCGCGCCATCAACCCATAGCTCGCCGGTCGGCGTTCGGTACGTGATGGTCTCTTCTGCCTCATCGACATCCACCTGCTCGTATCCAACCAGTATGGCTGGGATGTAGAGATGAGACGGGCACCCAGCGTCTTGCTCGGCCAGCGACAGCGGCTTGCTCCAGCGGGCGCAATCCCAGCCGGCGTTGCCGTCCATCAGCGGCGTTGCGTGAATGCAGGATCGGCAATGGACGCGCGGGCGAACCTCGCCCCAGCAGACTTCGGCCTGCCGGCAGAACTGCCCGCGGAAGTCATCGCGCTTGTTGCAAAGACGACCGGGTGGCTCATCCATGCCTATGATGCGCTCGATGCGCGCCACCTGGCGGAGGGCGAACTCTGCGTCGTATTCAACGCGCTCGTAGTGGACGTCCTCATCGTTCTTGTTGCTCATCAGATACAAGACGCGATCGATGCCGAGGCCGAACATATAAAATTGGAAGGTGGCGTAGTGTTCTGGCTTGCCCTTCTTCACGCCCTCCTTCTTGACCTTGCGGAACACCTCTTGCTTCGCCGACTTGCACTCGACGATGTGCTCCGTCTTGCTAGCCTCAATCAACCCGAGGGCGCGACCGTCGATCTTCCCACGCAAATGGCCGCCAACGGCGCGCACGCGGTCCTGCTCGCCCCACACCTCGACATCGACGAGCCGCAGCATGTCGAGGAGGCGCTCCTCTTCGATATTCCCCCTTTCGAATATCCGGCGCTTGCGCCAGTCGATGACTTCCGGCGCGGATGCACGCCGGAAGTTGAGCCACACCTGCCGATCGCACTCCAGCCCGATGTCGCCCGCCGGAACGCCGACGGACTCCCAATCGTCGTGGCCCTCCTCCAGCTTCTGCTGAATGAGGCGCAGCGTCGGTGGTGTGACTTTCGGTAGTGGTGCCATTTACGCCGCCACCTTCAGCGCCATAGCCGTCTGGTATGCGGCATCGCAGTCGGCGCGATCTTTCCACTTCGGCAGGAACTCGCGCTCCAGCAGGGTGACACCGTCGGCAACGCGGCCCGTGCGGATCATGTTGATGGCGTCAACGACGACGTCAGATGGCGCCTGAAACGCGGTGGAGACTGGTGAAGAGCCGCGCCGGGAGCGCGCCTCCTCGAAGATCACGCTGTCCGGAATCTCGTCGATGATGTCGGAGACGTCTATATCAACGGTAACGTAGGCCATCACGACACCCGAACCGGCATCAGAGTAATGTCGAGCGCCGGATAGGCCGGCGATGTGATGTGCGCAGGCGAGCCGGAGTCGCGCAGCGCGATATCCACGGGACCGTCCGGAAGCACCTGCAGCGCGTCGCGCAGATAGATCGAGTTGAAGCCGATCTCAGTTGGCTCGCCGGCGTATTCCGCCGCCACTTCATCGACGGCCTCGCCGGAGGGTCCACGAACGGCCATGGTGATGGATCCCGGCGCGACCGACATCTTGACCGCATTGCCGCGCTCGTTGCTGACGACTGTGACGCGCTCCGCCGCCTTGAGAATGTCGGCCTTTTCCGCCGTGACTGTGAGCGGGTTGCCCACCGGGATGACGCGCCGGTAGTCGGGATAATCGCCCTCGATCAGCTTCGTCGTCATGATGAAATCGCCAGCCTCGATGCGCAGCTTCTGCTGGCTCACGGAGACTCTTGCTACGCCCTTCACGCCGGCGATGATGGAGACCGGCTTCTGCGCCACGATGACGCCCTCGAACTCGGGTGCCTCGTCGCCGACGTGCCGCGCAAGTCTGTGGCCGTTGGTTGCGACGGCGGTCAGCTTGCCGTCGATGACGTGGAGATAGATACCCTCCAGGTAGTGTCGCGATTCTTTGACGGCGATGGCGAATGCCACCGGCGCAAAAAGCGCGGCCAGGTCGACGTCAAGCGTGGCGTCGAAGGTGCCGCCGTCCAGCGAGGGGAAGTCGACCGGGTCGCGGGTCTCGAGTACGTACCGGCTCCGGCCCGATTTAACGATGAGTCGTCCATCGTCCAGCTTCATGATGATGTCGCCGCCGACCTTCTTGGCGATCTCGCCGAGCAGCTTCGCGTCGACACAGATGCGACCGGCTGCCGCGACGTCAGCTTCCGCGGCATCAGTCACAACGATGTCGAGGTCGGTTGCCGTGACGGTCAACTTGCCTTTTCCGTCGCCGTCGACGGTGGCGTCCAGAAGCAAGCTACCGAGGATGTCGATCGTATTCCTCGCCTCGACGACGCGGGCAACGTTGCCGATGACGCGCGCAAGGTCAGCCCTTGGTAGGGTTAATTGCATGGTGGTCTCTCCTCAGTTGTGGTGGTGGGGACAGGCGGGCCGTGGTGAGCGACCCGCCCGTTGGTGTTACTTCTGACCCCACGGCCTACGAGCCGCGCCAGCGGTGGCGGTTGCCGGCTGTGCGGCAGGACGCGCCGCAGGGCGGTTGTCGTTGGCTGCGGCTGGTGCGGGGGACGGCTGGTTGGCGTCGATAGCGGGCGTCGGCAGGTCGCCTTCGTCTTCAAAGAAGTATTTTTTGACCTCGGCGCGGGCCTGGTAGCCGTTCTGTGCCTTGCCGAGTCCGACCTTGGCGGTGAAGGCGTGGAAATGGAGCTCCTCCGAATCCTCGACCGAGGCGATGCCGATGGCGCGGCAGAGGCTGGCGAACTGCTTCTGTCCGATCTCCTGCGCCGTCGTGTTCTGGTTCTCCAGGTTGTACGTCGTGAAGAGCTTGCGGCCCTTGTACTGCTCCGGTTCAAGAACAACCATCGTGGTCTTCAGGATGGTGCCCGTGCCGGCCCTGGTCGGGCCAACGTCCGAAGCCTCGATCTCGAGCCGATAGATGCCGTTGGGGAGTTCGGCGTAGTCGTTCTGTGTTGTGTCGTGGGCGGTAGCATCGAATGCGTTGCCAAGTCTTGCCATGCTTAGTCTCCTTCTGTGGTGGTTGGTGGTGGTTAGTTTGTGGTGGTCACGGGTGCCGATTCCAGCACCAGTTTGAAGGTGTGTGCGGCTGTGGAGGTGTCGTAAATCACTTCCTTGACCGTCGGCTTTGACTTAATCGTTTCGTCGACCCATCTCTGTGCGACCTCCATCATCGTCGCTTGGTTCACGCGAAGTTCGTTCCTGCCCTTCATGCTGCGTCCTCGTCCTCTTCGACTTCCACGGGCGCGTGCGGCGTGTAGAAGTATTTCGACAACTCCTTGAAGCCCTGCCCCTTCTTGAATGGGATGGTCGACGGCATGTTCAGGCGGTTTTTCGCCAAGAAACCGGCGCGCTCGTCGGTGAAGATGACGCGCTCGGCGCCGGACATCCCCTCCGCCTTGCTGACCTTCTTGCCGAAGCCCTTATCGACCTGCTTGACCGATGTGCGCTTGCTCATGAACAAAAGCGCATCGCTCTTTTCCATGATGATGTCTGTGGCGCGGTCTTGAAGTTTCGGGCGGTATCGGTCGTATGAATCGACCAGCGGGTCGTTGAACTGCTTGACCTTGCTGTGCAGGATCTGCACGACATGAATGCCGGCGCGGGAGATGGCGCGAACCGCCTCCATGTACTCCAGCCAGTCGTTGTCAGCCTCGAGGTAGCCTTTACCAAACGCCGTCGGAGCGCCCTTGTCGTTGCTGTCGATGGCGTCCCATCCCATGCGGGCGCAGGTGTAGGCCCACACCATTTTCTCAAAGGCGTCGAGGCTGTCGATGATGACGGTCTTGAAGTCGTGCTCCTGCGTCAGCAGGTGCTCGAATGCATCCATCATCTCGTTGTAGTTTTCGATCTCGATGGACGGGATGTCCAGATCGACTGGCGTCTCCTCGCCTACCGTGTGCAGGTAGACCGGATCTGGAAACTCACCGGCGAGCGTTGTCTTGCCGACGCCGCCGATTCCATAAAAGGCAAGGACGGGCGGCGTCTTTCTCTTGCTCGATCTCAACTTGTCGAAGACTGACAATTCAATTCTCCTCAATTCGTGGTGGTGACGGCGGGACGGGTGAACCCTTCCAAGCCGCCCGGTGAGACTATGACCGCCGCAACGAAGATGAGTGCGGCGGCCAGTGCTACTCGGTGCCAGTTCATTGGCTCCTTCATGCGATCCATAGCAGCGGCGCCAGGAAGGCAGCGGCGACGAGGCCGGCGACGATTGCGCGCCGCAGGTACGGGGCGCGGTAGCTTGTCTTGGTGTGCGCGATAGGCGGCGCCTGTACGTGGTCGAGCGGGACGTAGTGCAGCGGCGGGTCTTTTCGGCTCCGTCTGGCCGTGGTTTTTGCGGGGGTGGTCATGCGAGTGCGCCAAGGAAATAGAGCAGCCCCACAACGGGCAGCACGAAAATCCAGGCGAGCGACCAGAGGCCGAATGCTGCGGCGACCAGCAGGCCGACGATGCTGACAAGAGTGGCTGTGTAGTCCGTTTTCTTTGCGTTCATTCCATTCTCCCTCTTGTAGTGGTGGCTGCCGGTTGGTGGCCGGCAGCTTTTGGTTAGGCGGCAATCTGCCGCTGAAGCTTGCGGATCTTTTTCAGCTTCGCGATGACCGCGTCGAGATCGGCCAGGTTGGTGACGTTGATGGTCAGGTTGGTGGGGGTGGTGGTGGTGGGTGTGGACGGCGGGACTGGCGCCGGCTCTACAAGTTTGACTTCGCCAAACGTCATGTGGCACCACGGATCGCCGTCTTCGTCAACGAGGAGTGCGACAAGTTCGTCCTTGGCGGCCTTGACCGTGTACGTCTCACCTGCCTTCACCTCACACCAGTCGTAAAGGGCCTCAACAACATCCCCCACCTTGAACTTCGGCGTTGCCGGAGCCGCGTTGTCGTTGGTGACTTCGGTGGTGGTTGCCGGCTCGTCGGTCCATTCGGCGATGAGGTCTAGTTGCGTTGTCTGGCCGATGATGTAGGAGCCGTCCTTCTCCCATCGCTGCGACGTGATGCTGGCGGACTCGTCATACCAACCGTCGGACCACGACGACGCTTTCATCGGCCCGACCTTCCGACCGTCGCGGGTCCGGTAGAACTTCCCGGCTTCGATCTTGAGGGGCGCCGGTTGCGCTTCCGCGACAACGGGCGTTTCGGCGGTGATGGGCTCGAAGTATTCATACGGGTAGTCAGCGATACCGCGTTCCTTGCGATCTACCCACAGGACACTATCCGTCACACCCGTTACGACGTACTCCTTGCCCTTGGTGATGAGGGACGTTCCCGTGACGCATCGCACACGGTCGCCGACCTTCGGCTTCCATGGTTCGTACATGTTGGCGAGGCCGCGATGTCCGTTGGTGAAGACGATCTCAGACATCCCCCAACTTTCCATCTTCACCTCATCAATCTGACCGACGAAGTCAGCGTCGTGACGCCCCGCATCTGTGCTCAGTGACACGCCGCTAATTCTGCGAACCCAGTCACCCTTTTTGAGATCAGCCATCTACGCAGCCCCTTCTGTTTTCGTGTCCTTGCGCAACGTGCGCCCCTTGGTGAAATCAACCTTGATGACGTTGTCCGGCAGGTCTTCCTGCTGCGCCGGCGCAGCATCTTCAAAGTCGTCTCGGTGCTGGAGTTCAAACTCCTGGAAAGTGAGCGTCGCCAGATGCGGCGCGGTGCGGATCGTCACCAGCGAGCCGGAGAAAGCGACGATGATGCCGAATATGCTGGTGTTCATCTTGTGCTCGACGACGTCGCCGTAGTCGAAGCATTCGCCACACGCGCAGGTCATGCCGCCACCTGCATCGGCTGGCACTGCATCGGATGGCACTGCATCGGCTGGCGCATTCCGCCATCCCCTTCGCCATCGATCGTCGGCACGCGTGCCAGCGTCACCGGCATCATGCCGGAAAGGGTGGAGCAGCCGCCGTTGTGCGCCGCCATCTTGCGAACGCGGCCAGGCACGTTGTCGTTTGCGGCTTCGGGGCGCTGTTTGTAAATGTCGAGGCCGTAGTGGCGTCTGAGTTGCTGGTAGACGGCCATGGGTTTCAGGCCGTAGGATTCCGCGATAGCGTTTACGCGCTCGCCCTCAAGTCTGCGGGCGTGCATATCCGCC